CTTTAAAAGTAATGGGATTTATTTGAGGATTTAGTTTTTTAATACGCTTCATACTGATATTTATTAAAGCTAAATATAATTATGATCAAGCAAATACACCTAGACCTTGACTGCAATCATTTTTTAAATGCAGACTACTCACAACACTATGGTTCATGCATTTCATATCAAGTGCGTGAACAAAAAGATTTACATGTGGGTGGCTTTCCTAAAAGCTACACAGAAGATAACACACGCATACAACAACTGTGGTGGGATCACTTTCCGCTGAGTGGCAGAGATCTAGGCATGGAAATTGTCACAGTCAGCACAATACTACAACCTCCTGGTAATACTGTTACCTGTCACAGAGATACATTTTTTCAAATTAATAAAAGATATCCTGACGACACACGTAAAAAAGTAAGAGCAAATATATATTTAGAAGATTGGAAGCCAGGACATTTAATACATTACCAAGATGAAAATAAAGAATGGCAATCCAGCACACATTGGCGAGCCGGTGATGGCTTTATTTGGGATTCAGATCATTTGCATCTGAGTGGTAATTGTGGACTGGAAGACAAGTATACTCTGCAGGTTTCAGGATTTGTCATATAGCATAATAATTGAAAACATCGTGGATCGTCCATATGATCCTGTTTATTTTGTAAATCCAGGACACCATGGTGAATGGTGTGGTGTAGAATATGTGTTTCCCTATGACAACTTTCCTATAAATTCTGTGTATCACTCCAATTGGTTATCCACGCTGTCAGGTTTAAAATTTGTATTTCATTGGTCACAACTGCCTGTGTACACAGACATTGTGTTGTCCACAGACAGCATCAATGCTGTTAGAAATGATCCTGAATGTTTTTTATTAATTCATAATTTACATGAAGCACGAATGCATGGTATAAATGAAATAGCAGAAAAAATTCAATTATTGGGCATACCTTTACACAAATGCATCATGCTTACATCAGATCCTAATTCAGACTCTGAACTGAGAGGCGGAATACAACAGGTGTGGGTAGACAACTATTGGGAAGCTCTGTGTCGCAAACATCATAAAACATCAACAAATACCGCCATGGTGCATCCTCGGGATTACACTCTGGAGCATGTGGATAGAAAATTTTTATCACTGAATAGAAATGTAAAAATACATAGAATGCAATGGATGTATGCCATGCGTAATGAAATTTTTGATATTACACCACAAGGACATGTTTCATTTCATTTGCCTGAATGGAAAAAAGAAGATTATTATCAACATTGCATGGACAATTGGCGTAATCACAATGACGGCATACCTGATCAAAACTTTACCGTAATGAAACTGGATCCACTGGATCCTGTCACACAACCATGGACCATATCCAACTCTGATCAATTGACAGAATTTTATCAACGCTCATACTTTTCTGTTGTAACAGAATCGGATCATCATTTGCCTTTTGTTACAGAAAAAACATTCAAAACCATTGCATGTATGCACCCTTTTGTTATCATTGGCAATCCACAAATGAATTCAATACTGAGAGACAAAGGCTATCACACATTTGAAGATTACTTTGAAAGAGATTCGGTGCAAACACAACGTGACATGATTGAATTGTGTGAATGGATAAACAGTAAAGACATGCAATTTTTTCAGAAAAAGACTGAAAAGGTTCTTGACAAGTTAACGGATAATTATTATAATTATATAAATGGTTCTGTGGATTGGAACCATATTATGGGAAAAATAATCAATGCAACAACCAGCACCACCACCTGACTTTCATATCCATCCCAATGGATTTGATTCAACCCGACCCACAGCACAAATGATGGGTAGATATCAACCGTGGCATGACGGCCACACAGCTCTGTTTAAACGCATCATTGAAACAGAAGCAGATCAAGTGTTTATCATGATTAGACACATGCCACAGGATGAAAACAATCCGGCTATGCCTCATGAATCAATTCCCTTGATCAAGGAACGATTATCAGCAGAGGGTTATGAAGAAAACAAACATTACATGATTGCGATTGTGCCAAACATAGTAAACATCAGCTGGGGTCGTGATGTGGGCTATTCTACCACACAACATGATCTAGGCGAAGAAATACATTCAATAAGTGCAACAAAGATAAGAAATGGGACAGTTTAGAGACATAATTCTTCGAGATGGTTATACTGCAATTCCTGAGTTTTTTAACTCGGAAGAAGTGGCTCGTCTGCGTGAACTCAACACACAAAAACCTGTTGCAAGAGGACATCATAATTTACATGGTTGGCAAGACAAAGAAATTCCCACTGAAAAATCAGGTTATCAACACTATTGGACACAGCCAGTACATCGAGAAACTCGTTGGGCACAGGATCGATTGTCACCATTCATTGCTGACATGATGCAGGATAATTACCAATGGGAATATGCTGATTTTCATGTGGCCAATCCTGATTCTGCATACATACATGCACACATTGATTCACCCTATCAGTTTCGTCCGTGGCATGAAATAACAGAACTGTTGGCAGTACAATGTTTAATTGCTGTGGATGATTTCACTGAAATGAATGGTGGCACAGCCATACTGCCAGGATCACATCGCGAACAGTTTGCTCTGTCAGAAATAGGATCTGATGAATTAAACATGCGATTGACTGACGATGGTTATCGATTTATAGCACCAGCTGGATCTGTGCTGATGTATCATCCTCGTACTCTGCACTCCACAATGCCAAACTTTTCTGATCTGCCAAGAACAGCTCTACTGATTCTGGCCATAAGACCGGATCTGTCAGAACCATTGTCGGTGTATCACACATAAAGGATAGAACGTGAAAATATTAATATTTGGATTGCCTGGTTCGGGTAAAACCACACTTGCGAAACCGTTTGCTGAGTTGATTGGTGGGATACATATAAATGCTGATGTTGTTCGTGCAAGTTATAATGATTGGGACTTCAGTGAACAGGGTAGAATACGCCAAGCACAAAGAATGAAACATTTAGCAGATGGTGTTGTAATGGCAGGTAAGGTAGCCGTCGCAGACTTTGTGTGTCCAACAGAACGTGCAAGACAAGAGTTTAATCCAGACTTTACTGTGTGGTTGGATACTATTAAAGAAGGCAGGTTTGAAGATACTAATGCTATGTTTGAAAAGCCTGCATATAAAGTGGACTATCATGTGGCTGAATGGTTTGAAGATACTCATGCACAATTGGTTCCAGTCATTGAACGCTGGATGACGAGGAATAAAAAATGAAAAGTTTATTAACAATATGGCAATACGCATTGGGATCTTATTCAGACGATAAGACCAAACCCTATGACAAACAGATGTTGATCATAAGAACATTTTGGGTATTATTGCACATTGCAACCTGCGTAATGATTATATTAGGCAACGGACATTTGCTAGGATGGTGGTAACATGAAAAGAATATATAGAACTAACCGACTGGGTCGTATAAAAGAATTTATTAAAGAATCACACAGATTATCGCCCACAGCATTCTATTGTGAAATGGTAGAAACTGTGTTGCTGTTAACAGCTTCAGCAATACTTTCATTTACTATTCTAGATCCTGCAACAGAGATATTCATTCCATTATATCTAGCAGGTTCAATACTTGGTATAATTAGTACTGTAATACGCAAAGCATTCTTTGCCATTGTGCTATGTGCGTGGTTCACAGTAATGAACACCATAGCACTCGTTCAACTAGTAATATATTAAAAGGTACATATGATAAAAGTATTCTTTATCGCAAAAATAAAAGATTTAAATGCAGACTATAAAAATAGAAGCACAAGACTACGTAAAATGGCAGAAGGAATGCCAGGCTTTGTTTCAATTGAATCAGAAGAAATAGATGATGTTGAAATCACAGTTAGCACATGGCGTAGCCGAGAAGATGTAGAAGCATGGGCACAAGATGTAACACATGTAGAAGCAAAACGCAAACACCGAGAATGGTATCATTGGGTGCGTGGTATACATGTGGAAACTGTGGATGACGAGTAGATACGATGTCACGTGGGGTTGGACTGGGCTGTCACACGATGCCTCTCTGGCTGTGTTTGTGAATGATCGTCTTGAGTTTGCTTCACATTCCGAACGTTTTTCTCAAGTAAAAAATGAACGATTCGTTCATGCAGGCTTAATGCATGAAGCACTTCAGTATGGCGTACCAGAAGAAATATTCTTTTATGAAACTCCATGGTTAAAGAAAACTCGGCAGGCGTATGCAGGACAATACGAATTAATTAAAAAGCCTTCACCCGACCATTTTTTAAACATGGTGTACAATGTGATGTTGAAAGCAGGCATTTCTAAGAACTGTTTTCCTGAGCAACTGCCACGTTCTCAGCCTACTCGACATCATCTTGCTCATGCCGCCGGAGGCTACTACACATCCACATACGATCATGCAACCATTGTTGTGTTGGACTCTATAGGTGAATGGGAAACATTCACCGTATGGGAAGGCATAGACAATTCTCTGCACAAACGTTTTTCACAATCATATCCACACTCTGTGGGCATATGGTATTCTGCCATGACACAGCGTATAGGATTAAAACCACAGGAACATGAATACATACTGATGGGCATGGCCGCAATAGGCGATCCAAAAAAATATTATTCTGAAATAAAACGAGATTTTATTGCTCGTATGCCTGATCAATCCAATCCTCGTGTGCGGTTTCGACGCAACTGTCATAGAGGCTGTAGAGATTGGCGACCTGATTTAAACACACCACAGGATTATGCCGACATTGCCGCGGCCACACAACGCATATATGAAGAAATATTCACAGGCATACTGGAATACACTCGTACTCATTTCCCTTCACGCAACCTTGTGTTGATGGGTGGCTGTGTGTTAAATTGTGTAGCAAACAGTTTAGCGGCCAATTATTATGATGATATATGGATAATGCCCAACCCAGGTGATGCTGGTTCGGCCATTGGTTGTGTACTTGCACACAAAAAACAAAGATTAGAGTTTACTCATGCATTTCTAGGAGCGGATATACCTGGTGAATATCCCATAGAAGAAATATTGGAAGATCTGCATGAACACAAAATTACAGCGGTTGCTTCGGGCCGAGCCGAGTTTGGACCACGAGCATTAGGACATAGAAGTATCTTGGCCGATCCCCGGGGCGCCGATGTAAAAGACAGAGTTAATCGAATTAAACAGCGTGAAGCATTTAGACCATTTGCTCCAATGATACTGGAAGAACATGCATATCGGTATTTTGATATGCCTGTAAAAACATCTCCGTATATGCAATTTGTAGCCAAATGTAAACGGCCCAAAGAGTTTCCTGCCATCATACACTATGATAATACTTCTAGAGTGCAAACTGTGGGCAAGGAAATGGGTCCTGTTAGAACGCTGTTGGAACGTTGGTATGCAGAAACTGGTTGTCCCATGCTGTTAAATACTAGTCTTAACATAAAAGGAAAGCCTCTGGTAAACATACATCATGATGCTGTACGCTGGAGTGCTGAATATGGGGTTGACATATGCTTGCCAAGATAGTAAAATTATTAGAGTATTTGCCCATTATAGGGCCGCGATTGCGTAAACAAAGACGCAGACGTGAACTGATGGAAAAGATTGCAAAACAAGATCCATTTATATATGAATAGGAGTACAGATGTCACAATTTGACTGGAAACGTCCTACGTGTGCAATGCTGGGAGCATTTCAACCATGGACAGACGAACACACACGAGAGTTCGAATCAATCATTAAAAGATCCTCACAGGTGGTTGTGTGGGTACAGGAAGCAGACAAGACTGTGAAACGACCACATGATTTTATTTTTGTGAGAGATCAAATTGAACAGGCATTGAGCCAAGCTGGCTATGACAATGAAGAAGACTTTATCATTCAGCCTGTGCCTTATGTGGTAGATTTTGTTTTTACCAATGAAGGTGAATACAGAATTACCAGGCCTTTTCTGGGTCAAACACAAGAGCCTGATGTGATAGATGCCACGGCCCAAACTGTAAATTAACTGCGTCAGCACAATCATAAAATTTTTGCAAAGTGTTTGCGAGTTCAATTCTAAATCGCAGAGCTTTTATTTCTAGATGACGAATCTCTGGCACCGAGTCCAATTCATATTCTATGGTGTCTAGATACTTCTGCATATTCTTTTTAAACATGCCCATGAAGCCAGCCTTGGACACATCCGTGTCGTAGGGCACATTATAATACTGTGAAGAGTCCCAATTTTGATAGTATGTTTTTAGATGTTCTTTGTTTTCAATCGTAACGAGTTTTAAATCAGGCAACCAATGATACACATCCAGAGTTGATTTCATCCAGGATTGTTCTTCAATCTGTATGTGTATTCGATCTTCTATTAGTCCTTGTGTGATCAATTCAGATATGTACATCATTCTGTCAGAGCCAGGATGTGCAACCAATTTATAATTTTCAGACCATTGCATCTGTTGTGGAGCCAATATGCCTCGACGATAAATGTCTGAACCTACCACACATGCTTTGTGCATGGTATAAAATCCTTTTATTCGGTCTAGATCTCTCCAGTCGGTGGCAATATATTGAGCGATACTTTCTGCTTCTAACCAAGCAGGATCCATGCGTCTAATATCTGCCAACTGCACATACTGATCCAGAGTAACTTCAGCCATGTAGATGGTGTTGCCTGAATTAGCGAAATAATCATCCACCACTGAATCTAATAGATTAGAATTAAAGTCTACCACTTGTCAATGCCCAGTATTGCTCTCATTTGATAGTATTGTAAATCTTGTTTGGTTTTAATATCGCACCATGGACCACCATTGGTGAAATGCAGAGCACCAGCATCTTCTCGATATTCATATTCGTCTACCAACCAATTCCAGCGTAAATCAATTGATCCTATTTCTTCGTCTTTAAGATGTAAAAACCTGTGCAGTTCTCGAGGCTCAGCTGAATTACAATACTCGGGTGTTAGTGTTCTATTACTGGGGTGGGCACAATTCCACATTATTAGACTGCTCCAGTTCTTGCGTGGAAAATTTTCCTGCACATGACCAAATGCTTTTTCTTTTATTGTGCTTTCATAGTCGTGTTTGCAAACCATTACAGCATAACGATCATCTCTTTGTTCCCAAAGTCTAGCAACATTATCCTGCCATAAAAAATCTCCATCACAGAATATGGCCCAGCCTTGCCAAAAACTCACAAATGGAATAAAAAATCTAGAATAAACAAAAGCAGTTGATTCATTGTCTTTCTTTTCTCGCCCATAATATGGAATGGTATTGATACAATTTGGTTTTATTATCGCATCTTTGCAATAGTGCCTCATTGAGCTGATGCACAAATCATACATTTCTCTGTGTCGAGAATCAAAACCAACGTGAACTATAGGGTGTGTACTTGTCGATTGGGCTCGTTGGATTGTGGATTGCATTAAAGAAAACATTGTTGGGTCTCCATATTCCGTATTCTTTGGTGATACATCGGTCTCCGATCATTAGAGTGTTATCATCTATCAGTTTTATATCCCACAGCATGTCAATGTCACGCCACATGCCTTCTCTGTGTATTGCATCAAAATAACTCAAATGCCACACAGCCGTACGAAAACGATTTTCACCCCAGGTGTTTAGTTTTTTGTGATACTTGCGTATGCCGTTGAACACTGGCATGTTGTGTGGTGAACAACCTTCACGCCACATTTCCAACCATTCATACACACAATGATGAGTAGGGTGTGTGAAATTTGGAAAACATGCTTCAATCTTTTCACGAGTATCGCATACTTCATGATCCCAGTCTCGGTAAAACTTGTAGTTTACACGAGCATAATCAATGTACACAAAAGGCACTTCGTCCAGTGGCTCAGCTAAAAATATAATAGCATATGATTTGTCTGAACCGGGGTGACAGTTTACAGTTGGATATCCAAAGCTCAACATCTGTACAGGTGCAGTTATACAGCCCTGTTCATTGATATCTTGACTCAGCCAATAGATCTTAAATAGCTTGTATATGGCTTGTAGATCTGGATCTGCATCAGCGTGAACATGCAGAGGACCTATTCGATGAAATTCTTCTTTTTTGGATCTATCAACCCGCAAAAAATTATCAATTATACGAGAAAAGTCATTCACAACTCGCAAACCATTCTGTGCCAAGATGTCATAGAATACTTGACTAGATATAGAACCTCGTATATAATAAGCATTATGAGTTGAATTTGACCAGTCTACAAAGTGTTCAAGATAGGAACGTTTTTCAGCAAGATCTGTGCTTTGGTTAAAACTACGCATATAATTAGTTATGATAGGAAAAACACATGCTAGACGTCTTTTATATCAGCTACAATGAATCGTTTGCTGATGAGAATTATGAAATGTTGAAAGTCTTTGCCCCACATGCCCAACGAGTGCATGGTGTCAAAGGCATATTTGAAGCACACAAAACAGCGGCCGAACGAGCAAAAACTTCACACTTTTATGTGGTTGATGCAGATGCAATCATTGAAGAAGAATTTAAATTTAAATTTGTACCCAACAAGTTTAAAGAAGCATATCCAAATGTGATGGAAACAGAATGTGTGTTCACATACAGATCACGCAATCCTGTCAATGATTTAATTTACGGCTATGGTGCTGTTAAACTGTTTCCCAGAGAACCTTTTCTCAAACTAACAGATTGGTCAGTGGACATGACAACATCAATTGGTTGTCCTTTTGTGCCCAAGTTCCAAATAAGTAATGTTACAGCGTTTAACACAGATCCTTTTAACACATGGAAATCAGCGTTCAGAGAATGTGTTAAACTCAGCTCAAACATTATAGATAACAATGATAACATTGACGATGAATACAGACTTAAAGTTTGGTGTGCAAGAGGTGAAAAACGACCTTTTGGAGAATACGCTCTACTGGGAGCTCAACAAGGAGCAGACTTTGGCGAAACATATCGTGGTGACAAAGACGCACTAAAAATGATCAACGACTTTGATTGGTTGGCAAAGAAATTTGAAGAAGCAGTATGACCGCAGATTGGGAAGAAACAACAGAGCTGGTAACCAGCAAGTATCATTGGGTAAACGGAATAGATGAATATCTAAAACGTACCAAGCACCCTCTGTACAAAAAGTTTTCTGCAATTCGCAATGCAGTATTCTTTATGAATGCATACAGACAAAAAGAACTTATACTGGACGAAATAGGCAGAGGTGATTCTCCTTATTCAGAAGAATTTGTTAATATTATCCTGCATGGCAACATACAATGGACTGAATGGTTGACACACAAGAAACTGGTCAACTACATGGCTCATTGCATAGACATAGATCTGTTTAAAATATTGAATGATTGGCATGATAGATTTGGCGGAGATGTGATCAATATCAATGATCATTTTTCACGTGGACAAATACAGAGCAAACTGTGGATGATGGATGAGCTGGATAAAATTGTAGAAGATGGCAACATGGGCAATGTACTCATGTACGGTGGTTGGTTCAACACGTTTGCATACTTCTTGTTTGAGCGTTTTAAAATAAAACAGATATTTTCATTGGACATAGACCCAGACGTTTGGGAAGTGGCAGACTGCTTCAATGCTAAAAAATGCTATGACGAAGCATGGACTTTCAAGGCCGCAACAGCAGATTGTAATCGTTTGCAATATAAAAATGGCAAAACCACATTTGAAGTGCCCAGGCCCAACATGAATCCTACCACAGTAGAATTTAAACCCAATCTTGTTATTAACACATCATGTGAACACATGAAAGATGATTGGTTTTATAATCTGCCCAAAGGCATGCCTGTGTGTTTGCAAACCAATGATTATTTTGAAAACACACAACACATGAACTGTGTGCATAATTTGGATGAAGCTCGTGCAAAATATCAATTTTCAGAAGAGCTGTATGGCGGTGAATTAAAAACATATCTATATAAAAGGTACACACTAATTGGAATTGTTTGAGCAACAGTTGACAGGCAGAGATGATCATCTTGCTGGCCAATCAGAAACCATGGATGATGTTGTGTATCACTATAACAGTCTAGGCTTTCGCGGTCAAGAGTTTGCAGGTGAAGTTGGTGTTGTAGGAGATTCGTTTGTGTTTGGATTGGGTGTAGCACATGCATTTCCACACATACTGTCCATGGATAACATGGGCTATCCTTCTGCTTCCAATGACATGATTGTAAGACATGCTATACAGTACATTCGCAACTATGCACCTGCCACAGTCGTTGTGTGCTGGACATACGGATACAGAAGAGAATGGATACGACCCGATGGCAAAGTGTATAGATTTAAAAACATGGATATGGACACACCAGATGATTATTTTTGGTTGATGTCTGAATTACAAAATGAACCGTGGGACAATTACAACTACTACAAGAACAAACTGTTGATTGAATCGTTTTGTGCAGTAAATAATGTAAAACTGTTACAGATAGATAATCATGTAATTGTAAATGATAAAAAGGGTGCAGACGGAAAGCACCCAGGACAAGAATGGCACAACGCAGTGGCCATAAAAGTGAGTGAGATGCTGAATGCTTAACAACGTAACATGGGGCCGTAATGCAGGTAGAATCAACATAGAGGATCTATCCACACGTGAGTTACAGCGTGAATGTTCAAGAGCTTTGGCATCTGGAGCCATTGTGGCCACGTCTGCAAACCTAACTAAGTACAACAAACAGGCTCCTCATAACAGTCATCTATGGTATAGAGCTGTTATAGAAGATTATGTAAAACAATACGGTGGCTTGCCAAGTCGTGCAGGTCCTGGTGTAGATGTAAAACTGATACTGGAGGAATAATGAATAGAAAAATACGCAACGCACTAGAACAGTTCTGTGTAGAAACGTTTGGTGTGAAACCAGATTACAACGCAATGGAACCAATGGTTGATGCATTAGACCGACAGGTGTTGCACAATTATTTTGGTAACACAGGTAATTGGCGGCCTGACAATAAAAATTTCAAAGCATCAGGTGAACAGTTAATAGAAAAAGTAAACGCACTTAGACCCGATTCTGTGTTGGACATAGGTTGTGGTTATAATCTACTCAAAGGTAAAATTAAAAATCTATGGGGTATAGATCCATACAACACAGAAGCTGATGAAGTTATTGATTTGATGGATATAAGATTAACCGGCACCAATGATGTGGTGTTGTGTTTAGGATCAATAAACTTTGGCGATCAAACAGAAATTGAACGCAAGGTTGCAAAAGCAGTCAGTTTGTGTAAGCCTGGCGGTTCGTTGTTTTGGAGAGTAAATCCTGGACTTACACACAGCAGAGCTGGTGCTGAATGGGTTGACTTTTTTGAATGGAATGAAGATAAGCTACGAGAGTTAGCAATCAAAAATGATTGTGTATGCGTTGATGTACAAGAAGATCGTTGGCGAGACGACGGAGAAGGTTTGAGATATTATGCTCAATGGAATCGGAACAGAAATACAGAAGCAGAATCCGTTTCATTACAGAATATGGGAAGGTAATTTTTTACCTGAAGATTTGTATGACAAACTAGAACGTATGGTTTATGCTTACGAGCCCGAGCCAGACAGTCTGCTTAATGCTGAAGATTATGTGTACCCAATGGGTCAAGCACATCTGTCGCCAGGACTGGATGGCTTTCGTGATCTGTGGTACATGCCTGCAAACAAACAATGGTTGTTGGATCTGCTGGATTGGCCGGCTGACCTAGATGCACAACTGGAAATTAAAATACACATTGATTCTAAAGGCTTTTATCAAAGACCACACAGAGATTTAAAAGATATTCGTTCACCTCGTGGATACGGCACTCTGCAGATATACTTTGGTTCAGATGAATTGGAAGACACAGGTGCATGGGTACTGGATGCTGATCACAACAAAGTTAGGCAGATTCCTTTTCAACGCAACACAGCCTGGTGTTTTAAAGCCACTGATATATCGTGGCATTCAGTGGATCGAATTGAACGTGAAGTAGACAGACGCTCCATAATGATTAATGTATTTTCAAGAACAAGAATGTCAGACACCACGCCTGTTGCTGTTACATCAGAAGTAAAACGTAATCCTGTAAAATTTAAATCGTTTAGAGATCACACTCGTATTGATTTTTGTATAACCACATACTGTCAATCAAAGTGTCCTACCTGTCCTAGAACAGATGCAGAAACACTTGAACTTGCAAACTTCATAACATTACAACACATGCCATTTCCTGTGTGGATGGATGTGATTGACAAAGTTGATTGGTCAACAAAAACCATACAGTTTTGTGGTGAACATGGTGATCCAATGATGCACCCTGACATAGAAAAATTTATACTGGCAGGCACAGCTCGTGCTTGGCAAGTGATGATAAACACCAATGGTGGCATACGCAAAAAAGAATGGTATCGCGAAATATACGACAAAGTTGAAGACCAGGATTATGGTGAGCTGTGCTTTACATTTGCCATTGATGGACTAACACAAGAGACCAATGAAAAATACAGAATAGATGTTGATTTTGATCGTGCATGGGAAAACTTCTTGACTTGTGCTGAAAATCATAGTAGACTTACGTATTGGGACTTTCTTGTGTTCGAACACAACTGGCATGAACTTGAAGATGTTATACGCATTGGCAAAGAGCTGGAAGTGAACATGGACATCAAAGTCAATCGCGGCGAACATGGTTTGCTGGTCAGTGATGAAGGCAAACAGCATGTGAGAAACATACTTGGCATTGATGTTGATGCAGAAGAACAACAGATTGTGGATATACAGGATGCAAAAACAGTAGCACTATCCAATCTCATGGAGCAGAGCAAACTATGAAAAAGGTTATCTGTGAAGCAATGAAAGGCAAAGAAATTGATATTGATATCAATTTTAAGATGTGGCCTTGCTGTATGTATCAAAATATATTTGCAGAATTTGGCAAGACTGGAGATCCATACATAGACTCTCTGCCGGCAGATTGGAATGATACACGAGTACACGGCATTGACAAAATATTAAGGCACTATGCATACACAGAACATTTCAATGACAAGAGTTGGACAGATGAAAAGAAGTGTTCTCCTGTGTGCTATGAAAAATGTGCAGAAGGCGGTGAAATGCATTTGAATCATGCACCGTTAAATTTAGATGGCAAAGATTAGATTAATGAATGTGCCTAAAAGGCAACTGGGAAAATTTAGATTTGTAGAAAAGAAAGATATCACAGATCGTTTTGTGTTGCCACAGTGGTGGCGACTGCCCGAATCAGTGAGATGGTCACACACAGCTCGTAACTATCAAAAAAGTTATGATGCATGGACGGCCGAGTTTACATTTGATACTCGCAAATACACAGGACAATGGTTGGTAGACTACATTCAGCAACGTGATCCCAATGGGCTTGTGCTGGATGTTGGTTGTGGATCCAATCCTTACAAAGGTAAGATTAAAAATTTAGTAGGTATGGAGCCAGGCGATTGGGGCAGTAAAGATTTACAATGGGATATTATGGGTCATATATACAAGTACGTGGAAGACAACAAATGGGATTGGCTACTTGCAATAGGTCCTCTCAATCATGGTGATACAAATGAAATTACTGAAATGCTCACCACCATGCATGGTTGTCTTAAACCAGGTGGTAAACTAGTATGTTTGGTCAAGCCAGCCAATTGGGCTCATCTCAAAGTTGACCCATGGAGAGAAAACAGAGGCTTGTGCTATCCGTGGATGAAAGAAAGTATTTACAGATTTGGTGCTCAACAAGATTTTGAACTTGAACTTGCTCCTGTGTTAGATGGCACAGATCTTGGCAAACTCACAGATGAAAAATTACAAAAACTTGCTGACATTGAACCATGGGAACACACTCTAAATGGTGCACCACCAGTGGAGACTGAAGTGCAAGACGGAGACATGTACTCGCAATGGGAAGCGGTACAACGGGAAATAAAACGCAGGAAAGACACACCTGATGCACCCAGCGAAGTTATAAGACAGCGTTGGTTTTGGATCTGGAGGAAGTTATGATTGTGTTAAGCAGAAGGAATCATGAATCAACTAGTACCAGTTAAGAAAGGAGCCTTGGTTCCATATAAAAATAAAAAACCAACTGAAGTACAACCATTTTTACTAGTCGAAGAACGCAAAGTGTTCGAGACACGTGAAGAAATAAAAAGATACTTACCGGACATCTGTGGCCTAGCATTGGCTCGCAGTTGGCACGATAAAGCATATATGCACAAATTAGAAACAGATATTTACAACACATTTAAGGAAGGCGGAGTAATACTGCCAGAAGATACACTATTACAATTTGAAAAAACAAGTGGCCAGAGAGCCAAGATTACAGTATATGAGCAATCTCCTCACAGCAACTTTAAATTAAAAGTTTGCAGTTTGAGTTTGAACATGATAGCACAAAGGTAAAACAATGTTAATTAATATATTAAAAATAGAAGCAATAGTTATAGGATTATTGATTATTTTGTATTTGATGGCATCATTGGCATACATTGGTATGGATTTAGAAATGATGTCCACAGATTATGAAATGGAGAAAATAATGGCAGAAAGGTTGGCAGTAATTGAACCAGGAAGCTAATCTAGAACAAAGCGAACAGTATATGTCTGCTTTAAGTAGCGTAAAATCCAAGTTCGATCCAGAAGAAGTAGCTGGCTGGTCACGTGATAAAAGACTAGCACAGTTACGTGAACACTTTTCCACTGGACATTCGGATATTATAAGAACAACATCACACACAAAAACAGGCTCAGGCTTTCCAGCCGCCGAAGTAATCAATGCAATGAATCCCGATCTGGTGCTTGATCTAGGTTGTGGATTTTCATTGTTTAAAGAACACATACAAGGGTTGATAGGTGTTGACCTACTGCCTTACGAAGGCAGAGTTGATCTTGTTATGGATTGTGATGATGCACTAGAACTGTTTCAGGACAATAGCGTAGATGCTATTCGTTGTGTAGGTCCATTCAACTTTGGCACACAAGAAGAACAGGAAAAACTCATTGGTTTGTGTTATGACAAACTTAAACCCGGAGGTGTAGTCTGTGGACATGCTCGTCCAGGACGCAAAAGCGATGCAACAGGATTTAATTCACGTGGTATTATTCACTATCCATGGACAAGAACTGCGGTGCATGAGTTTACTGAACTGTTTGGTTGGGAACTGTGTGACCCACACCTAAGTGTGCCAGGCTGGGTGGAACAAAGCGATCACAAGTCACCCATTATCACAGAATGGACAGACCTACGACAGTTGAGCTGGCCACAACTCAAAGACTACATGGTGCGTTTCAATCCAGACGATACACCCATTGATGATTTCAACAAATGGTTGGACAGAGAACATGACAACTCAGACATGTTTGATCCTCTGGAGTATCAAGAAGGACTCAAAGATGCACATGTTAAAGTGCAGAACGAATATTGGCGTAGATTAAAAGATGAACGATTTAACAGGCACATGCACGATGGTGTGAGACCTCGTTATAATTGGTGGTGGAGGAAACCCTAATGTACACAGTAGAATTTGAACATGACACATTTGAAATTGTGGTATTGGATGATGGTGGTTATGAAGATGATTTGCGAGTAGAAATTCAATCAGATGCAGTTTTTATTTCACAATGGAATACTGTGTTGAATGAAGAACAGAATATACGTATTTCGCCACAGATGTGGGACGAACTGCTGTCAGCAGTTAAAAGCCCAGAAGGAGCATACATAAAAAGATGATAAAAGATTTTATAAGAACAGTACCAAACTATCCTGTTAAAGGCGTAAATTTTTATGACTTGAACAGTTTGTTTGCAGGACCAATGTTTAAAACTGTGATTGGTTTGTTGTTGGACAAAGCCACTGCAATGAAAACACCCACACACATCATTGGTGTTGAAAGCAGAGGTTTTGTGTTAGGTTCTGCTGTAGCATATGCAATGGGTCTACCTTTTGTTATGGTACGTAAAAAAGGCGCCAAGTATCCAGGTAAACTATTAAAAGAATCATACGAACTTGAATATGGTAAAGCAACTCTGGTGCTACAAGAAGGCCTGCTTGGACACACAGACAGATGTATCATTGTGGATGATCTGGTTGCCACAGGCGGTTCATTGGGAGCAACAGCAAAGTTGATTGAACAAACAGGTGCAAAAGTATTGGGTGCATTAACTGTTATGGATTTGAAATACATACGCAACAATGCAGATTTTGATTATCCAGTACACTCTATAGAAGAAGAATGGAACAATCCGCTTGAACAGTAACGGCATACTGAAACGTTTGAAAGAACGTTTTGAACAGCAACATGAAGTACGCAAAAGATCACTTGCGTTACACAGGACACTCAGCGGAAGAAAACTGGCAGAAGAAATAGCAGAAAGCAATCCTACGCTGGTTTTAGATCTTGGCTGTGGCAGTAACGAGTTCAAAAAGATAGTGCCAAATGTTATTGGTGTAGATGTTGCAGAGCTTCCTGAAGTAGATTTTAAAATGAGCATACAAAATTTTCACAGACGCAAGCCTTTCAAAGAACGTACTGCTGATTGGATTCTGTGCTTTGGACCTTTCAATTATGGCGGTTCAAAATGGGCCACAGAAATTGGTGAATGTATGAGTTACTACTTGGCAGAACATGGCACCATAGTGTGTCATACTCATCCTACCAACAGTGAAATAGACTGGACAGAAGAAAACATAACTACATATGGAAAAGAATTTGGCTTTGTGACAGAAAGTGTACAGATAGGTCACACAGATATTATGACCATGTCCATGGAAGAACTGGATATTCAACAGGAAGTTGCATCACGTTCTCCTGATATTGCAATGGAATTATCGTTGGGCAAGGATCTTATAAGACCGATGGTGGTATGGCGATGGAAACACAAGTAAAAGAAATTACATGGGACACCTGTAAAAAGATATGGGTACATCATCTTTGGAAGGGCAGAAAAGATATCAAAACAATGAGTAGCATGGCATCTGCCACTGAAACTGATATGGAAATTTATAAGAAATACTTTCCTTATTTCTTTGGTGCTTATGTGGATGGAAAGTTAGCAGGTGTTAATTCAGGACATAAAACTTCAGAAACAAATTTTCGTTCTAGAGGATTATATGTGCTGGAAGAGTATCGTAGATTAAACGTTAGCACAGATATATTACAACACACAAT